GCTTACGACATAAGCCAATACGTTGACGTACAAACAACCCAAGTAGATGTTGCCTTACCATATAGCGAAATAAACTTTGCATACGAGGACACCAAAACGTATTTAGCGGTACAACACGAACAATTATTTGGCAAGGCTTGGGCAAAAGAAGAATACACCGAAAGAGATGATGATAACAACCAAGTAGATGGTGGTGTATATGATGTTATAGTGCCATTCGGACACTTAAAATACGAAAATCTATACGACCTTGACGATAATACCAAGATGACCTTACAATGGGGTTGGAGTGTAGATGAAAGCCAAAGCCCACAAAAGGGTAGTCCTGTTTTATTCTACCCTGTGTACGAACACCCACAGAAAGGGGGTACTGATGTGTCAATAGCTTTTGTAACCATTGATGATGATGGTATTTATGGCGATCACGTAGAACTCGATGGGGATATAAATATGCCATCTAATAGTATTGGATTTGTAAACGTGGGTACAGGTTCTGAAAACATAAACTTTTTTGCAGAGGTAAACGAACAAGCAGGGGAAGTATTTGATGATACGTTATTTAGGGATTTTTATCGCACTTACATAACAGATGCGTTTAGCACTAAAAGACGTTTGACAAAAGTAAAGGCATATCTGCCTATGAAGATACTTTTGAACTTTACACTTGCGGATAGGTTCGATATTAACGGACAGAGATACAAGATAAACAGCATAGAAACGAATTTAGCAACAGGCGAATCAAACATAGAATTATTGAACGAGGTATGATAAAGAATATATTAGATTTATTGCCCTATGTAGAAGATGGCTCGGAAAACATCCGTATAGCCAAAGGCAAGAACTATTTACCCAAATCATTCAGAGAAGCATTTAACCAATTTAAAAAAGATATGCAATGGCTAAAACAATCCAAGTAGAATTACAAGCCAAGACCGACAAGGCTATTGCCGAGATTGAGGACTTAAAGAAAGAAATACAAAAACTCAACAAAGAGGTCGAGAAAGGAAACAAACAAACCGAAGAGGGCTTAAAGGGTGTAGAAGACGCATCTAAAAGCACAGCTAAAGGTATTAAGGGTATTGGTAATGCCTTGAAAGCGGCAGGTATTGGTCTTGCTATTGCTGCCTTTGCACAACTCAAAGAGATATTTGAGCAAAACCAAAAGGTAGCTGATTTATTTAGCACAGCGTTTGAGGTTGTATCACTTGCTTTTAATGACTTTGTAAACTTTATCGTAAACAATACAAGTGGTGTTGTAAACTTCTTCAAGGCTATATTTGAAGACCCAAAAAAATCCTTGCTTGACTTCGCTGATGCTTTTAAAAGAAACATACAGGAACGATTTGAAAGCTATTTAGACACTTTAGGATTCATAGCAAGTGCTGTTAAGAAAGTATTTAGTGGCGATTTTAAAGGTGCTTTAGAAGATGTAAAGAACGCAGGTAAAGAGAGTTTAGACGTTCTAACAGGTGTTAATAACACTTTTGACAAAGGTACAGAAGCTGTAACTAAAATTGCAAAAGCGACATCCGAATACGTAAGCGAAACCGTAAAGGCAGCACAATCTAACGTAGAACTTGGCAAACAAGCTGAAATAGCAAGGGTAAGACAACAAGGTATTATAGAATCGTTTGATTTACAAGCCGAGAAACTACGACAAGTAAGAGATGAAGAACGTAACACGATCGCAGAACGTATAGAAGCTAACAACAAGCTAAAAGCAACACTTGACGAGCAAGAACAGGCTATGCTTAAACAAGTGGACTTACAAATCGCTGCTGCCAAAGCTGAATTTGACAAGAACCAAAACCAAGAGAACACTATTGCTCTATTAGAAGCACAGCAAGAAAGGGAAGCTGTATTGGCACAAATAGCAGGATTCAGAAGTGAGCAACTTGCAAACGACCTTGCTTTAAATAGAGAAAAATTAGAACTTGAACAATCTATAACGGATGCAGAAAGTGAAAGGGCTATTAGCGAAGCAAGATTTACAGCCGAGCAGATAGACAACGAATATAGACGTTTACAAGCACTTTTAGACGTAAACGAACAAGAACGACTAATAGAGGAAAAGCGTTTAACCGAAAAGCGAGATACTTATAAAGAGGGTACACAAGCGTTTCAGGATGCGCAGAATGAACTATTAACATTTCAACAAGAGAATGCCCAACAACAAAAGGCAATAGAAAAAGATTTAGCGGTTGCTAAACAAGAAGAAATCACAAACGCACTTGGCAACATAGCAGGTATAGTAGGTCAAAACTCTAAATTCGGAAAAGCTATTGCGGTTGTACAAGCTATTCAGGACACATACGCAGGGGCGAACAAAGCCCTTGCACAGGGTGGTATATTTGGATTTATAGGTGCAGCTGCGGTTATAGCAGGTGGTCTTGCTAACGTAAAACAAATCACAGCTTCTAAACCCCCATCGCCCCCAAGTTATGCTAAAGGTAGTGGTGGTAGCCCAAGTATATCAACACCCCCTACTGCGGTATCTACACCCCCTGCTTTTAACATAGTAGGTGCAGGTGGTACAAGTCAGTTAGCCGAAGCAATAGGTAGTCAAGCACAAGAACCTGTAAAGGCTTATGTGGTATCGAATGACGTTAGTACCGCACAAGAACTCGATAGAAACATCGTTAAGGGTGCTTCTCTTGGGTAAATGCAAAATGTAAAACTTTAACGATATACTTATATGAAAATCATTGAACTTGTATTAGACGATGAACAAGTTATGGGAATCGAAGCTATTTCGGTAGTTGAGAACCCTGCAATAGAGGAAGATTTTATAGCACTTAAAAACGAAGAGATCAAACTCGCAGAGGTATCTAACGAGAAGCGAATCCTACTTGGTGCTTTACTTATTCCTAACAAACCCATTTACAGACGTAAGGGCGATGAAGAGTACTACATATACTTTTCTAAAAGCACGGTAGAAAGAGCATCGCAACTATATCTTATGAACGGAAACCAAAGCAAAGCGACTTTGGAACATCAACATTCGATTAACGGATTAACACTTGTAGAATCTTGGATAGTAGAAGACGAAGTACAGGACAAAAGCCGAAAGTACGGACTAAATGTACCTGTGGGAACTTGGATGGGTGCGGTAAAAGTAAACAACAACCAAATATGGGAAGAGTTTGTAAAAACAGGCAAGGTTAAAGGATTTTCGATTGAAGGGTACTTTGCCGACAAAATGGAAAGACCAAAAGACAACACCTTAAACGACATCGAGGAAGAGGAAGCTAAAGATATGCTTAAACATATCCGTAGAATCGTAAAGCAAGATGGTAGATATAAGGTTGGCAAGAAAGAAGAATTAGAATCTTACTCTGACTATCCTGATGCGGTTAAGAACAACGCTAAACGTGGGTTAGAACTCAACGAAGCGGTAAACAACAAATGTGCTACACAAGTGGGTAAGGTACGTGCGCAACAACTTGCACAGGGTAAGCCTGTAAGCGAAGACACTATTAAACGTATGTACTCCTACCTATCAAGAGCAGAGGAATACTACGATGAAAGCGATACCAAAGCCTGTGGTACTATATCCTACTTATTGTGGGGTGGTAAGGCTGCCAAGCGTTGGTCAGAGAGTAAGTTAAAAGAATTAGGTGTTTTAGAGTTGGCAAGTGAAGTGATCAATGACACAATGGCTATTATAGATGACCGACTTGCATACGCAACCAAAGAACTCGCTATACAGGCTGCAAAGGACATAGGGTGTGATAAGTTTCACGAACACGAGTTTGAGGGTAAGGTGTGGTATATGCCTTGCGAACAACACAAACTTGAAAAGCCTTGCACCGCAGGTTATAGACAATACGGAATGAAACGTAAGAACGGAAAGTTAGTACCAAATTGCATACCTATCGATGGCTAAAAGAATAGAAAGTATAAAAGTGGAAAAGCCCAAGATACGAAGAAAGGGCATCCACGCTAAAACAAAAATGAGTAGTGTAAAAGGCTCAAAGAACTATAAAAAGAAATACAGAGGACAAGGCAAATGAAAAAGCGCAGAACACACAAGCAAGTTGGCACAGCATCAAAGTCAAGCCCTAAAGGTTCAAGACGTGGTTGCCTATGCGCTGATAACACATACTCTATAAGCTGCTGTGATGGTAGCCACAGGGCGCAAGGAATTGGTAAAGTATGAAAATGCAAAGTAAATTTTAAATCCGATATATAATTATGAAAGCGACTGAAATGTTAAACAAGATTAAGACGTTTTTAGGGGAAGATACTGCCGACATCGTTGAGAACATCGAGCAGAATCAAGAAGTCAAGTTGGCTCAAATGACCCTTGAAAATGGAACAGTACTCGAAGCTGAATCTTTTGAAGCAGGTCAAGAGGTCTTTATTCTAACAGATGACGAAAAGGTAGCACTTCCCATAGGCGAATACACTTTGGAAGATGGTATGCTTTTAGTTGTTGCAGAAGAGGGATTGATTGCTGAAATCAAAGAAGCGGTTGAAGAGGAAGTAGAAGAAGAGGTTGAAGCATCAGAAGTAGAAAATACCGAAGAAGTTGAGGTAGAAGCTGCGGAAGAAGTAACAGCCGAGTATGCCACCAAAGAAGAGTTGGCAGAGGTTAAATCTATGCTTGAAGAAATTAAAGCTATGATTGACAAAAAGGAAGAAATGAGTGAAGTGGAAGCACAGGTAAAAGAGGAACTATCCGAAACTCCTGCTGCCGAGCCTATCTCACACAATCCTGAACCAAAACAAAAAGTAAATCTAAAGTATGCACAAAACAGACAACGCAACTCTTTAGATAAAGTAATGCAGAAATTATTAAACAACTAAATATTTAGAAAATGGCTAATCCAACTATTACAAGCTCGACTTATGCGGGCGAATTTGCAGGGAAGTATTTAGGTGCTGCCCTATTGAGTGCAGATACCCTTGATCAAGGTGCTATCTCTATTCTACCTAATGTAAAGTACAAAGCCGCTATGAAAGTAGGAACTATGAGCAACCTTGTTCGTTCTGCTGATTGCGATTTTGATGCTACTACATCAGGTCTTACATTGACTGAAAAAGTATTAACTCCTACCGAGTTGCAAGTTAACCTACAAATCTGTAAGAAAGAACTTCATTCAGATTGGGAAGCTGCTCAAATGGGATTCTCTGCTTTTGATGAACTACCCCCACTTTTCTCTGACTATGTTATCGCACGTGTAGCTGCTGAAGTAGCTAACGCAACCGAAACTTCTATTTGGTCAGGTAGTGCAGGCGAAGGTTCTTTCGATGGCTTTGAAACTCTTTTACTTGCTGATGGAACTGTAAATGACGTTACTGCTGTATCTGTTGATTCTTCTAACGTAATTGCACAATTAGGTGCTATCGTTGATGCTATCCCATCTGCGGTTTACGGAAAAGAAGATTTGACACTTTATGTATCTTCTAACATCGCTCGTGCTTATGTACGTGCTTTGGGTGGATTTGTTGCTACTATCGGTGCTAACGGTGTAGATAACAAAGGTACACAATGGTACAACGGTGGTCAGTTGTCTTTCGAGGGTATCAACATCTTCGTAGCTAAAGGACTTGCTGACAACACTGCGGTAGCTGCTCAAAAATCAAACTTGTTCTTCGGTACAGGATTGCTTGATGACAGAAACGAAGTTAAAGTAATTGATATGGCTGATATTGATGGTTCACAAAATGTTCGTGTAGTTATGCGCTATACAGCAGGTGTTCAGTTTGGTATTGGTTCTGACATCGTTCTTTACTCGTAATAAATCAAATGTCTAACAATAAAGGGGTGGGTAAGCCGATGAGCCTGCCTACCCTTTTTTAATTTATAAAACTATGGCTTGTTCAGTTTCAAACGGAAGAGCGTTACCTTGCAAAAGTGCGGTAGGTGGTCTGAAAAACATTTATTTTGCCCCCTATACGACTACCACAGCTGCCCTTACGGATAGTAGTGGTACAATCACTTTGGATGATAGCGTATCTTTCTACAAATACGAAATCAAAGGAAATTCATCTTTGGAAACTGCCATCAACTCATCACGTGAGAATGGTACTACCTTTTATGAATCAACTTTGAACGTAACATTTACATTTTTAGATGTAGCAACACAAGAGCAGATTAAACTTTTAGCACACGGAAGACCACAGATTGTAGTAGAAGATTACAATGGCAATGGCTTCTTGGTTGGTAAAGATCACGGTGCGGAAGTAACAGGTGGTACTGTTGTTACAGGTGCTGCTATGGGGGATTTGAGTGGGTTTACGCTTACTCTTACAGCGCAGGAAACTGCACCACCATTCTTTGTGGCTACACTACCAACTGATGATTCTTCTTCCCCTATTAACCCTACTCCCTAATTTGTAGGTTTAGTAACTAATTAGTATATTAGCGAAGAAGTTTTTTCATTTTAAGGTTAAGTTAGTTGAGGGGGTTTTATGCCCCCTTTTCTTTTACGCAAAATTTAAACTTTATACGATATATAGGTATGACATACACATCTACATTTAGCGATACGCACAAAGAGTATGTATGTGATGTAAGTTCAGCTTTTGATTATGTAGAGTTTGAATATGTCGAAAGCACAAAGGATAAAAAATACTTGTTATGCACATACTAACTACATCAGCAGGGCAGTCAGGAACAATCAAGGTTGTATTAAGAAGTAGTGTTGCATTATCAGCAAGAATATCCCTTTATGACAAATCAAGCGGAAGTGAATTGGTTGCAAATCCTGATGCTACTAATATTACAGAATCAAAAGGAATAACAACTATTCAGTTTTCATTTGAACAAGATTTAGTTGAGGGTAGATTTTATTCTTTAACAATAGAAAATTTTGCACAAACTTATACTTATTATAAGGGTTTAGTTTTTTGCACAGACCAAACTATTGACCAAGATACTAACAACTACTATTCTGTAAACGATGGGGAATATGTAAGTGAAACAAGCTACGATAACGACTATATTATATTATGAACAACGATTTAAGGATTGTCAATTTAAGCACATACACAAGCCCATCCGTAAAGGAAGTAAAGGGTCAAGAGTTTGTGTCTTATGGTGATGACAACAACTAC